ATGCTTAATACGCTACCCGATTTACACAGAAGTTTTGCAGAGCAACTGAAGCTTAAATTACAGTCTGATTCGCGGATCCACTCCCTTCTCGCCGGCGGCTCGTTTATCCATGGCGGGTTTGATCAATACTCCGATCTGGATTTCGTGGTGGTGATCGACCCTCTCTATTATGACGAAATCATGGCTCAGCGTATGGCGTTCGCCGGAACGCTCGGCCATCTGCTACATGCTTTCACCGGGGAACACGTCGGTGAGCCTCGCCTGCTGATCTGCCTGTTTGGCCCGCAACTTCTGCATGTCGATCTGAAATTTATCACCCTGGACATGCTCACTCAGCGCGTTGAGGAGCCTGCCGTGCTATTTACCCGTGATAACGATGCTCTCAAGCGACAGCTGGCAAAATTTAGCGCGCACTGGCCGAACATGACGCCGGAGTGGTTTGAGTCCCGGGCCTGGATCTGGCTGCATTATGCCGTGGTTAAACTGGGCAGGGGGGAACTCTTCGAAGCGCTGGGGATGCTGTCTTTCTTCCGGGAACAAGTGCTGGGACCGATGCTGTTTCGTCGCGCCAATCTACCGCAACGCGGCGTTCGTCGAATAGAAGCCCTCGGCATTGATCCCGATGGCCTGCTGACTTCCACTCTGGCAACACACGATCGTCACTCCGTCGGGATTGCCATTCGAAGGGCTGCTGACGCTTATGTCAACCTGCGGGCTGATGCGCTGCCTGACAATATCGCAGACGATGCGGCGCGTCGGGCGGTCCTTGCCATGCTGGACGCGTATTCTCACAAGGGGTAAATCTATCCCTCCGGCCGCGGACGCGGCCGGAGGGTGAAAGGTGTCGTTGGTGGTCTAATTCTGAGAGGGATGGGTTGCCGGGTAATTGGTAACGCGAAAACAACAGAGCTTTTCGTTGGGCCTATCAATGGGCCTAAAAGGTTCGGATTTAATTAGTTCTCTTCGGACTTCGCGGGACAAATTGAAGGCACAAAAAAGCCCGCAGGGCTTGTGCCGTGCGGGCTCTTAGGACTTCATCGGATGACTCTGGTAATCACCGATGGAGAATTTTGGTGGGCTGGCGGAGTCTGAATAATTCACGTAACTATCTGTTATAAAGCAATTTTAACCAATTCAACTTTCATTGGTATACCTAAGCGTATACCAATGGCGATTTGTTGCAGCGCTTCCTGTGGTTAAGTGAACCTGTTTTTGAATAGATCACATCAAGAAAAAACTTTTTTTTCAGAAAAACTGTTCACACTGTTCACTAATGGTTTTTATTTATAATATTCATTAACTTATGCGGTGAATGGTTGGTGAACAGTGAACACTTTACTGTTCACTTTTGCCGTTTTGCAGGTAAAAAAAGACCGGCGATTGCCGGTCAGGTCAGGTTATTTCGCTATGGGGTCATCGCATTTCGGTAACCAGTCGGCGTTGCTTTCTTCTCTTAGCGCCAGATTGGTCTGTATGCCCTGATTTTTACGGCGCTTCTCATAACTCAGTCCGTACTCTTTCAGCATGGCTGGCAATCCCTTACCGAACATGGTGAGGCTGAGTGTGTTTTTGTAGCCGTGGGCTTCCATATACGCCAGATAGGCATGATACAGATACAGGCGCGGCTGACGCGGAATGATGCTGGCATTGCCGATATACATCCCCTCAGGCTCCGGCAGCGCTTCAAGGTAACCGCAAAAATCAAAGGTCGGGTCGGCTTCGCGTTTAATACTGAGCGCCTCGTCTGAGTTCTGCTGCGACTGGAGCAGTGCGCGGGCGGTCATCGGGTCGCTGAACCTCTGCATTAGCTGGCGAACAATCACGGCCAGCTCGCGGGCGATTTTATTCTTAAGCTGCGGGTCGCGTTCCTCCGGGGCAATCTGTTCCGGGAAATGCAGGATCACCCGTCGACGGGAAACACCGCCGCTGCGGTCGGTAAAGCGCATCGGGTTATTGTTCACGGCCAGAATCACCGCCGGAATGTGGGTGGAGTACGCATCCTTGTATTTCGGGTCAACGGAGACCGCATCCCCGCCAGTGATGGCCTTAAGTCCTGCCCCGTCACCGCTCCATTTCTCCTGGTCAGGCAGGCGTATCAGTGAGAAGCCAATCAGCGCCGCACGTTCGCGCGGTGATTCCAGCGTTTCGATGGTAGCCGACGTGGCGTTATCTTCCCCGGCAAGCATCGTCGCAATTTCGGCCAGAATACTTTTGCCACTGCCACCCGGCCCGGTCACCTCAAGAAAGAGCTGCCAGTCATAGCGGTTCGCCAGCACCATAAACAGGGCGGCAAGTATCACGTCGCGTTTTTCCGGTCTGCCACCGGCGGCACGGTCGAGCCAGCGCCAGAAATCAGGCGCATGGGTTTCCAGCGTTTCGCCCTCCACTGGCGGGGTAAAATCGACATCACAGAGCGTGCGCAGCCAGTGCGATTTATGATGCGGGCTGAATGTGCCGGTGGCGGTATCAAGTACGCCGTTACGAAAACCAATCAGACGGCGCGCCGTGGCGTCCTGCTGCGGAATAATCAGTTTCAGGGTCTCCACCACTGAGGCAATTTTCCCTGACGAGAACGGGGCGCGCAGACGCTGAAATAACCCGGCCACGTCGCGGGCAAAATCAGACGGCGGAATGATTTTCCATATCCCGGCCTCATAGCGGGACAGGAGCTGGCCGTTCGCATCCACGGCCAGCGCTTCGCCGTAATGTTCATGCACCCGCATTGCCTTTTCACTGGTGCTCATGGCGGTAAATTCCGCTTCGCTCATGGTATCAAACGGACTTTGCGCCGGTGGCCGGATAGCGTCATAAATCGCTTTCCGCGTCGCCTCTTCGCCTTTCTGCATTAACGCATCATTCCAGTCACCAAACACCGGCGGCAGGGCAACAACACCCTCACAGGCGTCTGCGGCCGCAGCGGCTTTACTCTGGCCGTCGCCGTTAAGGTCACGGTCGGCGGCGAGCACAATCTGACAGGCCGGGTGTTTTTGTCGGGCAAGGCTCGCCAGAGAAAGGAGGTTCACGGAGGACAGCGCCACCATGACGGTTTCGCCGGTCAGGTGATGCACGGTGAGCGCGGTCGCATAGCCCTCCGCAATCCACAGGCGTTTTCCGGCCTGTTTCTGCCCCTCAATGATATGGCATGTACCTTTCACCGCTCCGCCTTTCAGGGTGCGTTTGAGACCGTCAGCATTAATAATCTGAAGGTTAACCAGCGCCCCGGCATCGTCATGCAGCGGCACCACCGCATCACCGGCGCGGAACGTCACGCCGCCGGTTTTATGCATGACGGTGAGCGTCAGACATTCCAGAGCGGGGAAGCCCTTTCGGGTAAGGTAGGCGTTGCCGGTGGCTGGTCGGGTTTTCTCCATCAGTTTCGCGGCCAGCGCGGCCGCCGCTTTGCGGTCAACCTCCGTTTCTGCTTCTGCGGCCGCAATCACTTCCGGGGCAACCGGCGACAGATTGCCGGTCACGGCGTTCACCTTCCCGGCAGCTTCTGACGGGGTCACGCCAAACACTTTCTCTACCAGCTTAAGCCCGTCACCTGCGCCACACTGATTGCAGAACCACGTCCCGCGCCCTTCTTTATCGTCAAAGCGGAAACGGTCAGAGCCGCCGCACACCGGGCAGGACTGATGGCGGTTTTTAATGACCTTCACCCCCAGCGCCGGGAGAATGTTCGGCCAGTGGCCGCACGCCTGTTTTACCGTTTCTGTTACGTTCATTTTCATTGTTATTTTATCCCTCAGTGCAGTACCGGTGCGGTGATATGACGGGCGCAAAGTTCATCCATCACCGCGAGGCCGAGAAAGGACAGTGACGGCGCGGTTTTCAGTGGCCCGGCTTCCATTAAATCTTCCAGTAATGCACAGGCAATCTGACGGCCTTTTTCCTCGCCGTGCTGGCGCAGGTAGAAGCCCTCAAGCTCGGCGGCAATGGCGCTTTCCAGCGCGTCGAGGGTGAGGTGCGGGTAGCGGTGCTGGCGTTCGCACAGGGTCAGCCATGCACAGGCCACGGCGCGGCGATAGAGCGCGGCGCGTAATACGGGCGGTAATGGCTTTTTCATACGTTGCCCTCCCCGGTCAGCCAGTGCTGATTGCAGCGTTCGACCACGCCGTCGAGCTGGGCGGTCATGAGGTAAATCACGGAGGTGAGCTGTAACTGCTGCGCAGGGTCACGACGAACGGTGGCGCAGTCCTGCACCTGCATCAGGTCGCTGACGAGCTGGCCGACATTGCGCATATGCTCCAGACATTCGAGGTCACGGGCAGTAATGGTGGTGTGTCTCATGCGCGCACCTCCGCAACCGGCAGACGGCCAGCAAACGAGAGAACGTAATCGCGAACGAGAGAAAGACGTGCGGCGTGCTCATCACCGGCAACGGTGCGGAGCATACAAATACGGGGGGTACGGTCTGCGCGACGAACAGCAGCAAACACAAAGACAAACTGCGGGTGTGACGGGGTGAGGGTCGTAGCCATAGCGGCAACCTCCTGTGAATAGCGGTTATTGCCACCACCGGAGTTCCTACGCTCATGGGTGGTGACCCGAACGGGGGTAGGAATACCGGCTTCACAGAATACCGGCCAGCCCGAAAGCTGCCCCGCCCGGACCACCATTATCTGACAGGGGCTATGGAATAAGCACCACAGCCCGAAAAATGGGTGTGCCTGAGCAACGACGTAAAAAAAGACGCATGGCGCGTCTGTTGTCGCCTGTGAATTACACGGGTTCCTACGCCCGGCTGCCGATTTTGCGGCAGCGGGAAGACTATACCTGGAAACGGCGAAAAGAAGCAAGCCAGAAAAAGGGGCTGTTTGCTGAACGGTCATCATCATGCGTCATAGCCCCGGTTACGTTCGGCAATGCGATCCGCCATCCATGCAGTGATTTCAGACTGCGCCCACGCCACATTTTTTCCGCCGAGAGAGATTTGTTTCGGGAAAGCTTCCCGGCTGATGAGGTCGTAAATGGTCGAGCGGGACAGGCCGCACAGATGCATCACTTCGGGCAGACGGATAAAGCGTTCGCGAACGGTATCAGAAACCGGCATCAGCGGCGCGGCAGGAGCAGAAGACGGGGAAGAAAAAGCGGTGTGCATCGGGCTACCTCACAAAGTCCATACAGTACCGGTCGTGTCCGTCCGGCTTCGGGTAGCTCTCTATTTTGTGAATATTTTTACGCAGGGCAACAAGTCATTTTGCAGTGAAATCTCACACAACAAACCGTTAACAGGTGAATGGCAAACAGTGGCAATCTCTGACAATCGTTGGCAATCCCTGATAATTCTTTGGCAAAGCGATGATTGCTTTTATTTATATATATATGCTTTTTAATCGCTAAAAAATCTAAGTAACTGACTGGCTGAAAAAACTGAAGGGTGAACAGTAGTGAATAGTCGGTGAACACTTATACCTTCAACTGTTCACCCTTTATCTCACTGTATTACTTATCTTTTTCTTTTCAGTGAACAGTAGTGAATAGTTATTAGTAAAAAAACAAACAGTGAGTAAGGTTTTCCAGATACCTTTCTCTGGCCAGCCGGTTTTTAAGGTCTGTTTGTGCCATTTTTGCCACAACGGCAATGAATCGTGTTGTTGTGTCTGGCGCGGCAGAATCTCCTCAGATTGAAACAAAGAGGAGACCCGACATGACGCAGACCGCTATTATTCCCGACTACCTTAAACCCTCGATAGAACGCCTCGAAACGGCCAGAGAAGCGCATCTCACCAATGCCCGACGTATGGACGAAACCACGACGGCAATCCGCCAGGTGCAAACCCAAAAAAATGAGCTGGAGCAGGAAAACGGCACTGATTCCGGCGCATGGCGTACCGCCTTTCGTGCCGGAGGTGCTGTCATTACCGATGAGCTGAAACAACGCCATATAGAGCGCGTGACACGGCGTGAACTGGCGCAGGAATGTGACAACATGGCTGAGGTGCTTTCTTTCGAGCTGGATAGCCTCCGGGTAGCCTGTGACCGCACGGCCAGAGCATACCGTCAGGCACATCACGGTGCCCTCAGTCAGTATGCAGAGCATGAACTCGATGTTGCCCTGCGTGAAAGCTGCAGTGCCCTCGTCAGAGCAATGAAACTCAGCATTCTGGTTAAAGAAAATCCGCTTGCCAACACCATCGGTCATCAGGGCTATGTCGAGCCAGAGCATGCCGTTATGCAGCAGGTGAAAACGTGGCTTGAGCAGGCGGTGAGGGGCTGCAATATCCGTCTGACTGATGAACCCGTGCTGTTTAAAACAGGTCTGTCGGCCTCCACCCTGCCGCATATGGAGCATGACGTTGCGACCACGCCCGGCCAGCGCAAAGTCTGGCAGGAAAAAATGCGGGAACGTGAGGCCGACCTGAAAGCACGGGGATTACTGTCATGATGCGCTGTCCATTCTGCCGCACGGCGGCCCACGTTCGCACCAGCCGCTATATGTCGGAGAGCGTCAAAGAAAGTTACCTGCAGTGCCAGAATGTGCACTGCTCGGCGACATTCAAAACGCATGAGTCCATCTTTGAGGTGATCCGTTCCCCGGTCGTCGATGAGAAACCCGCACCGGTGCCGACAGCACCCGCAGCTCCACGTCAGGTGAAAGGCTGTTACAGCTCACCGTTCCGCCATTAATCAGGAGAGACAACCCATGACCACCCTGACCTTACAGCAGGCGTTTGAGGCCTGTCAGACGAACAAAACCGCATGGCTGAACCGTAGAGCCGAACTGGCCGCTGCCGAGCAGGAATATCAGGAATTATTGCTGGATGACAACGCATCAGGCTCCCGCAGATTACAGTCGCTGCGCGACCGCATTGACGTAAAAAAATGGGAGGTTAATCAGGCCGCCGGTCGCTACATTTCCTCGCATGAGGAGGTGCAGCGCATCAGCATCCGTAACCGGCTGTACGATTTTATGCAGCAGAACGGCGCAGAGCTGGCCGCCGCGCTGGCACCCGAGCTGATGGGAATTAAGAACCAGCCCACGATGATAAAAAACCGTGCGCTTGACCGTTCAGTAGCATACCTGCGAGAAGCTCTTTCCGTCTGGCTGGCCGCAGGAAATGAAATTAATTATTCCGCACAGGACAATGACATTTTAACGGCCATCGGATACAGGCCTGACGCACCTTCGCGGGATGATAATCGTGAAAAATTCACCCCTGCACAGAGCATGATTTACACCCGTCGACGCGCCGAACTGGCCGCGCAGTAGCCTGTCAAACAATCCCTGTAAATCCCGTCATTTTTCCCGAATTAAGCCATGCATCCAAAGGGTGCATGGTTTTGCATGCGTTTTCCCGCCCCTGTACTCCCGACCAGCGCCAGTCGCAGCGCGACCTGAGGCCGCCTTTGCACCTGCATTAAAAGCGGCCCCTTAAGCGGGCAGGCGTGGCGGGGAGAGCATTGCGCGCTTATGGATGCAAGTGATTTATTCATGAGTTAACAGAGTTGAAAGCTGTACAGCCCCAGAACTCAAGAAATACCCATTGTTTGTTATTCGATGTTTGCCACGAAGCTTGCAATTACAATGATTCGGCTAGATTGTTGAATAATCGCCAACGATGAAGAGCTCAAATTGCTCATAAATTATGAAACATAATGCAAATTTTCATTAATTCTCTTGCAATGTTGTTTATTATGGTATTAGATGAATCTCAAGGCGATATCATTATTAAATTGAAAATGTTAGTAATTAAATTAATATTATTCCTATAAGGGTGTATCATATGAAACATAGTGAATTTTACGACTATTTAGACTCGGAGTTGGATGCAATTATATCAAGCGAGGTTTATTCACCTTATTTCATAAAGCATAAGCAGGATGAGCAGAAAAAATCAGCAGCATTTCTAATTTGGTTCCTTAAAACATATGCAGATACTGGGAACGTTGAGGAGTATATTACTGACGGTCACGATGATTTTTCATGTGATATTATCTTGGATAAGAATGATTCACAGCGAGTTAAAAGTTATTATATAGTCCAGTCTAAATGGAATAATAAAAAGAATTGTGATTCTGAATTTGATGGAAAAGAGTTAAAGTCTTTTTTAAGCGATATACAGAGTGTTTTAAAGGGAAAGAAAGAAAAAGGTGCGAACGAAAAGTTTAATGAGAAATATGACGAATTGCGTGAGCATATTAAAAATAATGGTAGGGTTAAGGTAATATTTTTATCTTTAAAAAATAACTGTGATACATCAAATGATAATATAAGATCTCTTAAAGAGGTTATGAGCGGTGATATTGATGTTGAAGGCTTTGATATTAATAGATTGAAAATTGATTTTATCAACAGAGAATATAAGAAAAGTATCCCACCTAATCCATTAGATAACATATACGACCCAGGTTTAGAACGTATTGAAATGCAGGTTTGTCGTGATGGTGGTAACAGTTGTGTTGAGATTAAGGCGCCTTTTAATGCCTATGTATTTATTGTTAGGCCGAAGATTATCTATGAGCTTGTAAATAAATATGGGGTTTCCCTTTTTGACAGAAATGTAAGGAACCCTATCTCAAACTCTATCATTAATGATGAAATAAAGAATACAATACAAAAGAACCCTGCGTATTTTTGGTATTATAACAATGGAATCACAGGTATTACAAGGCGAATACCAAAAATCAGCAATGAAGCCGAACGATTTGAAATAACAGGCTTGCAAATAATTAACGGAGCTCAAACTGCTTATTCTATATATAGCGCATATAAAGAATGTAATGACGAGCAACGAGCTATTCTTGATGAGGAAGTTAAAATCACGTTTAGGTTACTAAAATCAGGAGGAGATGAGTTTGACCTTAAAGTTACAAAATATACAAACTCACAAAACCCTGTAAATGATAGAGATTTTTGGTCTAACGATCCGGTACAGCAAAGCTTGCAAAATTATTTCTTTGCGACATCTTTCTGGTATGAAAAAAGAGAAGGTGAATTTAAAGAAGTACCTGAGCACGTTGATAAAATTGCAAACTTTTATTTTGGTGCAGCGTATTGGGCATTTTGTCATAATGGGGCAGTAGATTTGATGAACTCATCATTTTCACTACGTGATAATGATGTCGATTTACTATTTGTGTCGAGGATTGATAATCAAGAAGGCTTATATGAAAAAGTTTTCAATAAAAACGTATTGCATCGTGAATTTCATGCTTCATTCATCATGTTAGATCAAGCAGCCCAAATTCCATTATTGCGTGGATTAGCTGCGACGCAACTAAGATTTTCAAATTCCTTCCATTTACTTTCTATCGCCCGAGTGGTAATGGAAAAATATCTCAAAGCAAAATATGGTCCCGAGGTTCAAGTAATACCATTTATTTTAAAAGAGGCTGGGGATTACAAATGTGGGGAAAAGGTAGATATCCTTTTAAAGATAATGATTTATTCTTTTAATGCATTTTTTGAGGAGATAGAAGAGAAAGATGAAGATGAGCAAAGCGATTATTTTTTCACACTCCTATCAAAGTCATTGAGCTTCGAAATGCTTATTAAAAAAATAAAAGCTAAAGATATTAGTATTGATGATATTGAATCTCAAGATCTTGCAAAGCTGGAAGCTGAACTTGATGAGGAGGACGATGATCCTAATTTTGAAAGGGGGCTAGTCCATTAATAATTATCGGGCAGGTAATCCTGCCCGCTCTACATTTTAACATCTCACCTTCTGACCCCACCAATCCATTAATATTTTCCGAGATTCAAGGTAAGTGGAGCGATTGTATGCTCTTCTAACTTCGTTTTTATCACTATGTGCTAAAGCTGCTTCGATTACATCTGCATTAAAACCTTGTTCATTCAATGCAGTGCTTGCAATCGAACGCAATCCATGTGCAACAAGCTTTCCTCCATATCCAATTCGCTTAAGTGCGGCATTAGCAGTCTGACTGTTCATTGGCTGCTTTGGGTCATTTCTACTCGGAAAAACATGTTCACGATGCATACTAATTGGTTTCATCATTTCCAGAATCTCTAATGCCTGTGGAGATAAAGGCACGATATGCTCACGCTTCGCCTTCATCCGTTCCGCTGGAATAGTCCAAAGTTTTGTATTGAGATCTATCTCCACCCAACGAGCACTGGAGGCCTCTGAAGGGCGCACAAGGGTAAGGAGTTGCCATTCGATTAGACAGCGAGTCGGAACAGACAGATTTGACATAGTTAAAGAACGCATCAACTTCGGCAATTCTTCTGGCCGCAACGTCGGCATGTTTTGCTTTTTGGGCTTCTCAAAGGCCATCCCAACACCGGATGCCGGATTTGCATCAATCAAACCAGTGTTTACGGCATAAACCATGATTTCGTTAATGCGCTGCACCAACCGGCGTACAGTCTCAAGTGCTCCACGTGCCTTTATTGGCTCAAGAGCTTCAACCAGTGTCCTGGCTTTGATTTGCTGAACGGGGATCTCACCAATGGCAGGCAATACATCTTTCTCCAGTGAGCGCCAAATGTCTTTTGCGTAATCAGGGGTAACGCTTTTGCTTTTGAGCTGGAACCAGTTAGCGGCGACCGTTGAAAAAATACTGTCCAGTGCGATTTGCTGCTGTTCCTGTGCAACTTCAGCTTGAATTTGCGGGTCGATTCCGTTGGCTAATAAGGCAAGGTAATCAGCTCTTAACCCTCGGGCATCAGCAAGCGAAAGGGCAGGGAAGGCACCAAGCCCCATCATTGTTCGCTGCTTTGTTACCGGACGTTGATAACGGAAACGCCAGAGCTTTTTCCCGCTGGTTTTCACTATCAGGAAAAGCCCATCGCCATCATGCAGCGTCAGATCCTTCTCTAAGGCTTTAGCGCGCAGAACTTCGGTGTTGGTCAGGGGGCGTGTTGTCCGTGCCACTGTGGCCGCTCCTTCATAAATTGGTATACGCTTTTAGGTATACATCCTACCGTATACCTAAACGTATACCAATAATCACCGGATTTAGCCGGATGTTCTCGGACTGCGATAGACACAAAAAAGCCCGCAGAGCTTGTGCTGTGCGGGCTTTCAGGATTTCACCGGAAGTATCCGGATCATAATGTGGTGGAGCTGGCGGGAGTTGAACCCGCGTCCGAAATTCCTACATCCTATAATGATTACCATAAAAACAAACTGTTACCTTTAAAAACAGTAAGTTGGTGTTACGTCGTATGTATCGGTTTTACGCGTTTTTAATGCTGTGCCGCCATTTTGCCGCCAATCATTATCCAATGATTTTGTCATAGTCAAACAGTCTATCAATCCAAATTTCAAGTTTATAGAAGTCCGTTAAAGGGTACAATTTAACAATATCTTCATAGAGATTTGAGATTCCCGTTAGTTTTTCCCTTCTCCGCAAGAATTTTTCTGCTTCTTCCTGTTCAGATGTTTTGAAATCATCATGTTTATAATCTAAGGTTTTTAAAACCTGCCAGGATACTGGCGGTGTAAATTGAAATAAATCTTTTAAACGAGGGCAATATTCGTTTAGTATCGTTTGTCTATAAGTTGCTTTAGGAGGAAGTACCACATTAATGGAACGAGATGTTTTAATTGCATTAGGCATTCTTGTTGAATGGTATGCAATCCCGAAAATAGGAGAGTTAGTGCGGCGACTTATCCACTGCATTAACAAATTTGGAACTATATACTCCTGGATAAAGGATGCATTAGCGTTCTTCTTAATATAACTGCAAGAAAGAATTAACGGCCATAAGATTAAGTAAGATGCCTTTCTCCAGTTAGTGGTTTTTAATTCATCTCCATACAAAAGACCTGTGGTTGGTTTATTTAATATGTCAGGCGAGAAGTTTAATATTTTAGATTTTCTATCATAACAAATAAAGGATGATAGATATAATTTATCAAAATCAGGTTTGTTCATTTCTTGCCAACAAACATATAAGGACGTACCCAGATATAGACATGGTAATCCAGCTACTGAGTATCTTTGTGCACTAACATTTTGCCTTTCAGTAAAAGGAATGTGAAATATTTCCTCTCTTTCTGAAAGAGGGGTATCTGACTTTCTGACTCGGAATAACGGTTTGTTTTCATTGCAGATATCATTTAAAGGTATGGCAATTCTTTGAATGTGTCTGTTAATCGTATCCGCTGAGAAGGTATCATCGAAAGCATCATAAGCAGATTTAATATCACCAGATAAAAATTCCTCAAGACACTTAGTAATTCCATCAACAATCACCCTTACCCGCTTTATTAATAATGTGAAATTTATATCGGAAACATTTTCTTTGTCATACTTCTTAAGGGCATTTATATAGTATTCACATCTGCCTTTAAAGTCTGAAACAATATCGGTTTTTAGTGTGATTGGAGGGGAAATACGGTTGGAGGTCAAAATGTTATTTATTATATTGTTTAGATCGATCTCTTTGCTTTTCTCAATTTCCATTTTATTGCCTTACAAATTGTTCAAAGGATTTTTATGAACAGCATCTTCAAGATGCTCGGGAGAAAAGTGTGCATATATCATAGTCATTTTAATATCGGCATGGCCCAGAATTTCTTTAAGTACGAGTATATTTCCGCCGTTCATCATAAAATGGCTGGCGAATGTATGGCGCAGAACGTGAGTACATTGGCCCTCTGGCAAATCAATACCGGCTCGTTTCACCGCACGCTCAAAAGCTTTTCTGCATGGAGTGAATAGTTTTCCTCTGGTTTTGGGGAGCTCGTCATAAAGATCCTGAGATATCGGTACGGTTCGGTTTTTCTTGCCTTTGGTTTTGGTATAGGTTATCCGGTATTTAGATAACTGATGGCCCTGCAGGTTTTCGGCTTCACTCCACCGCGCGCCGGTGGCGAGGCATACTTTTGCGATCATCAACAGGCTGGGGCTTTGAGACTCAGCGCAGGCATCAAGCAGGCGTTTGATTTCGTCTTGGGCCAGGAACGCCAGTTCCCCCTCTGCGATTTTAAATGTTGGTAGCCCGGCGAGCGGGTTAGGCGCTGACCAGTGGCCCAGCTTTTTCAGGGTGCCAAAAACGGATGATAAGTTACGCTGTTCCAGGTTTACCGTTCGGGGCTTTACTGGCGACATCAGCGCGCCGTCTTCGTTACGTACTTCACCTTTTAATCGTGCTTCGCGATATTTTGTAAAGTCACCGGCGGTTAACTCAGAGGCGACGGGATCGCCCAGGCCATTGCAGATAATATTCAATTTCGCCATTAGGCGCTTAGGGTCTGCCAGCGTCTGGCCGTAAAGGGAGTGCCACTGCTCAATCAATTCTGACAAACGCCGCCGATCTTCCTTTTCACCCAACCACGGTTTTTTGTTCACTTCATCCATGGTGAAATTTTCGAATGCTACAGCCTCGCCCTTTGTCGCAAATTGCTTGCGCACGCGCTTCCCGTCACGTCCGTTCGGATAACACTCGCATAACCACTTTCCGTTCGGCTGCTTTCTGATCGTCATAATTAAATACTCTTAATGACTTTTACTGCACGGCCAATTACCTCAACGTCGTCGACAGAGCATTCAAAAGAGGTGTCATCTTGATGGACAATAATTTTATTCCCTGGGATGCGGGCAATCTTCACGATACTTTTCATTCCATCAATATCGATAAGCCAGATTCCGTTACTGAGCTGTTTTGTAGAGGTATCAATAACGTAATCCCCTTCAGTCGTTTTTACGTACAAACAGTCTTCTGCTTTACCTGAAATCAGCCCCTGATCAAGATAAATATCCTCCAGTTCATCAAAAGTACCGCCCTCTATCGTTACCTGTTTCACTGGCGGGACGACAATCTTAGAAAGGGGGCGTACTGTGGGCTGACTCTCGTTTTTGGACTTATTTTTTTCGTCTGCCTGAGGGTACATTTCGCCTTGCCCTGTTGTTAACCAGAGCAAAGAAATGCCTGTTTCAAGAGCGCATTGGATAACCCAGTCAGCAGGAAAGCTGTCACGTAACATCCTGTTTGCCATAGTACTTTTAGAAGCTTGAAGATGCTCAACTAAAGCAATCTGAGTATTGAAACCGTAGGCAGTCATTAGCCTTTTGATAGCTTCCCTTCCTCCCGTATTTGTACCACTGTTAATCTTCAAGTTGAACTCTCCATTTGACAATCCAATATCGGGATCGTAACTTATGTCTAACTTCTAAAGTGAGAGTTTAGAAGTTGGGGTTGAACATCATAAAACGCACTAAAACTAAGAGATACTGCACTATGAGCACAGATATTTCAATTCGAGTACCAAAAGAGATGGCTACGCCTGCAGAGTTCGCGGAGTGGGAAGGTATTTCCCGTGGCTCTGTATATCAAAAAATTCATCATGGTCAGCTTGCTAAGTACATGGTTAAAAAAGAGAAAAATAAAGGTCGCGTAAGCCTGCGTTACTTAATGTACAAAACCGATCAGGTCCGTGAGTCTCTTGGTCATTCCAACTTCCGCGTCATTGTTGGTCAGTAAGTTCGATTATGAGAACTTTTTAAGGGGCTCACATGTTTGATTATAAGATTTCCAAACATCCACACTTTGAAGAGGCCTGCCGGGCTTTCGCGCTGCGTCATAACATGGCGAAACTGGCAGAACGCGCGGGAATGAATGTCCAGACACTGCGCAATAAGCTAAACCCTGACCAGCCGCACCAACTTACCGCACCGGAAATCTGGCTGCTTACTGATCTGACCGAGGATTCCGCATTGGTTGATGGTTTCCTGGCGCAGATCCACTGCCTGCCGTGCGTGCCGATAAACGAAGTCGCGCGCGAAAAGATGCCGGATTATGTTCTAAAAGCTACGGCAGAAATCGGCCGCGTGGCTGCCGGCGCTGTTTCCGGCGAAGCGCACACAACGGCAGGGCGCCGCCAGATTGTTGATAGCATCAATTCAGTTACTCGACTGATGGCATTAACCGCAGTGACGTTGCAGGCGCGCCTGCAGGCAAGCCCAGCGATGGCCAGCACCATTGATACAGTCACTGGCCTGGGTGCCTCGTTTGGTTTGATCTGAGGTAGCTATGTTGAATAACCAACCATCAATCGCATCGCTTCTCGTTAAGCAAAGTCCATCACCGCATTTCGGGCATGGCTGGATCATGGGTAAAGATGGCAAGCGCTGGCACCCGTGCCGCTCGCAGGATGCGCTGCTGGCTGAACTGCGTACTAATAAACAGGGGAAACCATGGCTATTGAAGGCGATTCTGCGACTGTTCCACTAAGTCCGGGGCATCGGCTGGATGGCCTGAATCATATTGCAGAGCTAAGGGCGAAAGTGTTCGGCTTGAATATAGAACCTGAACTGGAGCGTTTTATTAGCGATATGCGGGACCAGCGAGATATTAACCATAAACAAAATGAGCGTGCCTTAGCCGCCATATTCTTTATGGCTAAGATTCCGGCGGATCGTCATAACGTCAATATGAATGAGCTGACGACTGACGAAAAGCGGGAGCTGATAAAAGCAATGAACCATTTTCGTGCAGTGGTGAGCTTATTTCCAAAGCGGCTAACCATGCCGAATTAACCTGTAACAGAAATTAATGGCGTAAACCCGCCGGGCATTCTTTTGCCAAAATTCAGGAGAAACAACAATGCGAAATATAGAAACCCGTTCCAACAAAATCGGCCCGGATGATGCAGGTCTTAACCAAATACTGACAGAGGCCCGCATGGAAGAACGCCGTGCACGTGCTGCGGCAATGGCCGCCCGCCTTGATAGCCTGGCGTGTCACATCACATCGCGCCAGCTTAATCACGTTGAGGCGGCGGAGCTGCTGCGCGTTGCTGCGGAAAACATCCAGAACGAAGCGCAGGAGATCCACTGATGGCTGATTCTATGGACCTCGTACAGCAGCGCGTTGAAGAAGAACGTCAGCGGCATATCCACACCGCCCGCAGTAAAACGCCGGGCGTTTCCCGTGTCTTGTGCATTGACTGCGACGCACCAATACCGCCAGCCCGCCGCCGCGCTATTCCTGGCGTGCAGTGCTGCATCACCTGTCAGGAAATCGCAGAGCTGAAAGGCAAACACTACAATGGGGGCGTTGTATGAGCGTAATTCATGATTTAAAGATCGGCCCGCTGTTTTTTAATGCTTTAGCAAATGGTGAGAAAAAAGCAGAAGTGAGAAAGAATGACCGCGATTTTAAATGCGGTGATTTTCTGCTACTGCGTGAATGGGAGGGGGAATATTCAGGTAATAAGCTGGTCGTAAAGATTACGCATATATTACCACTTGTTGGTTTAGTTGTCGGCGGCGGCAATTGGGTAATGATGTCGGTTTCTCATATTGAAGAAAGTGATATTCAGCCTTTTATGGAAGCAGTTATCGGGGGTGTTCAATGAGCACCATCCTGAAATGGGCGGGCAATAAGACCGCCGTCATGCATGAGCTGAAAAAGCACCTGCCTGCAGGCCTGCGACTGGTTGAACCTTTCGCGGGTTCCTGCGCTGTGATGATGGCGACAGAGTATCCTCATTATCTTGTCGCGGATATTAATTCAGACCTGATTAATCTTTATAAGCAGATTGCATTTAACTGCGAGAAATTTATTACTAACGCTAAAGGGTTCTTTGCCAGCACTAATAGCGAAACCTCTTATTACAATATTCGTCAGGATTTTAATCATTCATCTGAAACTACTGATTTCTGGAAAGCTGTATTTTTCCTATATCTTAATCGCCACTGTTATCGTGGATTGTGCCGTTATAACAGGAAAGGTGAATTTAACATTCCATACGGGAATTATAAAAAACCATATTTCCCGGAAGACGAAATCAGAGCATTTGCAGAGAAAGCAAAACGCGCCACCTTCATTTGTGCCAGCTATGAGGAAACTTTAGCGATGGTCAAAGTAGGTGATGTGATTTATTGCGACCCACCTTATGACGGAACATTTACCGATTATCACACTGATGGTTTCAATGAGCTTGAACAGCGTCGCCTGGCGACGACTCTTGATGTACTGGCATCAGCAGGCCATCAGGTTGTTGTGTCGAACAGTGAAACCGAGCTGACGAACGCGATTTACCAGAATTTTACCAGCCACCGTATTAACGCAAAACGCAGTATGGGCGTTGCCGGTGGTGATGGTAAGTCTGCAACTGAAATTATCGCTGTTTCTCAACCTCTGATCTGGTCCGGGTTTGATCTGGCAGCGTATCCAGTCGTGAGTGCGTCTTACGAAACTTTCCAAAGAGAGTATTTGTGTGAGCCATCACGACGTTAAAAACTACGGCGGTGCAGATGATGCCGCCGCTGCTTTTGTCTGGAATACCCCGAAAAAAGCGGTTAACCCGTATGTGGACCCGGCGGAAGTTGCGCCGGTGTCTGCGCTTTCAAACCTGATCGCTCTCTACGCCAGCGACAACGAGCAGGAGCAACTGCGCCGTGAGGCGATGAGCGATGAGGTCTGGGAACGCTATTTCTACAATGAAGCCCGTGATCCTGTTCAGCGTGAAATGGAGCAGGACCGGCTGATCAGCCGTGCCAAAATGGCCAGCGAACAGCAGCGGTTTAATCCCGATCTGGTGATTCTGGCAGACGTAAGCGCTGAACCAACACATATCAGCAAGCCACTGCTTGAGCGCATTAAATATTTCGAGGGCCTGGGAAAGCCGAAGGCATATTCCCGCTATCTACGTGAAACCATCAGGCCGTGCCTTGAACGCCTGGAGCGCGTGCGTGCCAGCCAAGTTTCTGCGTCATTCCGGTTTATGGCGAGCCACGACGGGCTGGAGGGCCTGCTGGTTCTGCCGGAAATGAACCAGGATCAGGTTAAGCGGTTATCTACCTTAGTGGCGGCACACATGAGCATGTGTCTGGATGCTGCCTGCGGTGAGCTGTTTGCGGATGAAGACGTTACGCCGGAAGAGATCCGCCGGTCATGGGAAAGGGTGGCCGCTGAGGCCATGCGCCTTGATGTTATCCCGCCTGCTTTCGAGCGGCTGCGCCGTAAAAAGCACCGCCGTAACCCGGTCCCATACGAACTTATTCCGGGTTCGCTTGCCCGTATGCTCTGTGCTGACTGGTGGTATCGCAAGCTGTGGCAGATGCGGTGTGAATGGCGGGAAGAACAGCTACGCGCCGTCTGCCTGGTTAACAAAAAGGCGTCCCCGTATGTCAGCTATGAGGCCGTGATCCATAAACGCGAACAGCGCCGCAAATCGCTGGAGTTCTTCCGCTCGCATGAGCTGACCAATGAGCAGGGTGATACGCTGGATATGGAAGACGTGGTAAACGCCAGTAGCAGCAATCCGGCGCACCGTCGTAATGAAATGATGGCCTGTGTTAAGGGGCTGGAGTTAATCGCGGAAATGAGGGGTGACTGCGCGGTGTTCTATACCATCACCTGCCCGTCGCGCTTCCATGCCACCCTCAACAACGGCAGACCTAATCCGAAGTGGACAAGCGGCACTGTCCGGCAGAGCAGCGACTATCTGGTGCATACGTTCGCCGCTTTCCGCAAGGCGATGCACAAAGCCGGGCTGCGCTGGTATGGCGTCCGCGTTGCTGAGCCACACCATGACGGCACCGTGCACTGGCACCTGCTTTGCTTCATGCGCAAAAAAGACCGCAAGTCCATCACTGCGCTGCTGCGTAAATTTGCCATCCGTGAGGACCGCGAGGAGCTGGGAAATAATACCGGCCCGCGCTTTAAGCCTGAGCTGATCAACCCGCGCAAGGGGACGCCTACCAGCTACATCGCGAAGTACATCAGTAAGAACATCGACGGCCGCGGCCTGGGTAATGAAATCAGCAAAGAAACCGGCAGATCACTGCGGGACAATGCCGAACATGTCAATGCCTGGGCTTCGCTGCATCGCGTCCAGCAATTCCGCTTTTTCGGTATACCGGGCCGCCAGGCTTATCGCGAGCTGCGTTTGCTGGCAGGCCAGGCCGCGCGACAGCAGGCCGATAAAAAAGCAGGTGCGCCGGTACTGGATAACCCGCGTCTGGATGCCGTGCTGGCGGCAGCCGATGCCGGGTGTTTTGCCACCTACATCATGAAACAGGGCGGCGTACTGGTTCCGCGTAAACATCACCTGGTCCGCACGGCTTATGAACTCAATGACGAGCCATCAGCCTATGGCGATCACGGCATCCGTATTTATGGCATCTGGTCCCCGATTATTGAGGGCCGGATTTGCACGCATGCGATGAAGTGGAAAATGGTTCGTAAGGCCGTTGACGTTCAGGAGGCGCCAGCCGACCAGGGCGCTTGCGCCCCTTGGACTCGTGGCAATAACTGTCCCCCTGTGGAAAAAATGAACTATTTTAAGTCGGATTTATCAGGTGAAGAACAGCTGGAACCGCTACCGGACTTCAATAGCATGAGCCGAAAAGAGCTACGGGAGCTAAATGCGAGGCTGCGACAGGTAAGACCGAAGCGGCGGAAGGGTTACAAACAGGAAATTAACGATCGGCTGCGCCTGCAGCTTGAACATGAGTTGAAGTCCAGAGGGTTTGACGGCAGCGAGAATGAGATCGATCTACTGCTGCGTGGTGGCAGTATTCCATCGGGGGCCGGGCTGCGGCTTTTTTACCGCAATCAGCGGCTGCAGGAAGATGACAAATGGCGGCAGTGGTACTGATTACGCGTCTTTAGCAATTCTTGCTCTTATTCGATCCCATCGGATACATCTGATTGAATGATAAAAACTATTTTACAACTGAAAAATCATAATATACTGTATATAACAACAGTGGTTATTTGTACAGTTATGCTGTATCCCGTAGTAAGGTCAGGAGGGAAAATGCAGGATTACCTTTTGGAGTCGTTGAAACTCCAGCGTATTGATTTTTTTATCAAGCTTGTAGCGGATAGTGAGTGTAGCGATGAAGAAAAGAGGCTTGCCATTCAGTGGGTTTCAGAGCTGACAGACGAGCTCCTGGCAAAAATCCGCAGCCATGAATGCAACCGGTCAATGGACATTTCCAGTTAAGGGGAATCTCTATGCGAATTGAAATAATGATCGATAAAGAGCAGAAGATTAGCCAGGAAATACTGGATGCTCTGGAGGCTGAACTTTACCGAAATCTCCAGCCGATCTATCCAAAGACCGCGATCCGTATTCGAAAAGGTTCGGCAAACGGCGTTGAGCTAAGCGGCTTAAAGCTAGATGAAGACAAAAAACGAGTGATGGAAATCATGCAGCAGGTTTGGGAAGACGACAGCTGGCTGCATTAAGAAACGTTGTAGGCGTCAGAACTTGATTCTGACGCCTATGAGGTTGAACAACGAGTAAGGCGAGGCGTTAGGTGAAGTGACTCCTTATAAGCCATCTATGATTGAAGGGTGACTTTTTTTAACGTATCAAAAACGATTTTCGTAAACTCATTTTCATTTCTAACATCAATATAAGCAAGGCCGCTATTGGTGATCTTGAGCTTACCGGAATACTCTAATGAATTAACAGAGCAAACAAGTCTGTCAATTCGTATTTTTTTACCCTCTAACTCCTCTTTATAATATTTCCTAAGATCACTGCTGCCAATAATTTGCATTTTAGCCGTGGCATAATCAGAGACTCTAACTCTTGAAATATCAAGTTGTATTAAATTGATATTTACACTTGAAGATATTTCATTAAGCCAGTTTATAGGGTTTATGTCTATTTCTTCCAAGCTAACACCTAAGCCAAGATTTTTTACCAAAGCCTGAGAAAAAGGCTTTAAAGTTCTGGGGGGGTTAGTAATCTGCATTACAGGAAGAGAGTCAACAGCCACGCTAAAATTTGTAGTGCGATACTCGATTCTTTCAACGGTAGTTTCACTTCCGTCAAAGCTTGATATTTTGTCATGGTAAACAATACGCTCGACAAAACGCCCACTTGCAAAATCATGGCGTATTTTATCAAAAATAAACCCTTTCCCTTTATTCTCTGTAAAAGAATCAAGAGAAAGACGTCTGACGGCTGTTTCAAACTCAAGCCGTATGTTTAACTTAAGCCATTTAACTTTTTTCATCTTCGTTCACCTCTGATCCTATTATTATATTATAGGCATTTTCAGCGGCGGACTCAATTAATTCACTAATATGTTTTTTCTCTTGTGCCGTTGCCGCGCGAATGGTTACATTGAAACCATCTTCTTTTTGATTGTTTATCCCTTTAATTTGATAGGCAAAGTCACAGCATTTCTCTGAGTCTTTAAAAAATGCTTCGACGTTGATTCTATCTCCAATTCCACTTGTTGGTTTTGAGGACCATGCAATACGCCCGATATAATAACCTTTCTCATGTAATTGAGAGAATATAGCTGAACTGTTTACCCCTTCACCATTCAGGACGGCTTTCTTAACAAATCCGGTATCAATAGTTTCTTCCTTGTCTTCATCCTCACTAGCATCAGTACTGCGATTTAATTCGACTTTTGTTACGTCATCAGTCTCATAACCACGTAGGCCATTCATTAATTCTTGAAAGAACTGACTTCTCAATGTAGGGTCAGTTATTGCTAGTAGTGAGATTTCGAAGCGCTCGATAGGCTCGGACTTGATTTTAGATAGCTCGTTTTGCAGGCTCTCAATAACTTTTTTTGCCTCGGGGTTTTGAGGCATACGTACTTCAACTTTGTCAGTACCAGGGCGAAGTTCTATTATAACATTCCGCTTGTCGATCTGACGTAATGCAGTTTTAGACAGGTCTATTTCTTCATAGTTGTATTCTACTGTAAGTGAGCCATCTTTTTTAGCTACAATATTCAGGCTTTGACCTTTACTAGGTGAGCATGTTTTCTTTAGTGCTTCAGCTGCACTTTTTAATTCGGTCTGATTTGTTGAGGTTTGGAAGCTTACACTAGTAGTGCTTTCTCTTGGGTCATATGTTTTGACCAGTTTTTTTATGTGTTCTAATTCATTAAATCCGTGAGGAAGTTTGGATATTTCCTCAATTAGTATTTCCTTGTCGAGTTCTGGTGATAAAAACACACCTCTATTCAACAATAATTCATGCAATTTTGCAGCGGTTATCCTTTTATGATGCAATGCATCATAAATATTTTTGTCAGTTGCGAAATATAGTTTTTTAGCCATTATCGTTGCTCCATGCCGATTTTTTCAAGATTATATTCAACAACAATTTTGTCTGTCTTGTCGAAGTCGATTTTAAGAAAAAGTCTTTCATCCTCGCCTAAGAGCCAGTCTGTGCTGTATTTCTTTTTCGCTCTTTCAAAGTGATGAATGGCATTTTCATTTGGATGAATGTAACAATGGCGTAATACGATTGGTTTACCTTCGGTTAGTATCTGATAAGTTGATAACATATCAAAGAAGTAAACAAATTCATCTACTGAATCCCCAGGTTGATTATAATAAACAACATATCCTTCAGGATTTTTATCCCTGAGCCAACTAAAAGCCTCATGCTTTATTATAATGTATGGTGATGTTAATAATTCAATTGTTGCGGGTGTTGCCTGATTAATAGGGTGTTTTATTCGTGTTAGCGAAAGATCTGGGTAATAATATGTGAACTTATCAGGTTGAGGAAGTTTGCCTGAACCAATTAATTTAGTTATGTCAGAAGATATGTTTATCAAATCTGATATTTTATAAGGGTCAAGTAAATGTAGTTTGATGTTTGGAGGGCAATTTATAGATGAGTGGTCTAACTTTTTTGTAATATTCTCATAAAAGTCCTTGTCATATAAGTTATCATGGTTATATAAAAATAATAACCCTCTTACGTTATAACCTAAAGAATCATCATGAACATATTTTAATCGCCATTCTTCACTCACATTTGCACATTCGGTAGCTAAAGCAAGCGATGTTAAAGCTCCCTCGACTATTTTTTTCCCAATAGTACCTTCTGCATAGCTTTTGAGGTCTGTGTTGAGATAGACCATTTCCTCCTCATATGGATCTATGTAGAAAAATACAACATCGCTTGGATGCGTTTTCTTAGAATGAGCCTCTTGGCAACAATCCCAATTCATATCCGCTCTAGCGGCACGATCCCATTTGAATACTGAGAAAATATCATCAGAAATCTTACCCGCGACTCGTTGTATAGCCGAAGTCTCTCCACCCATTTCAATCTCGCTCCTTTACAATTGCTGTGGTAATCTGCCTGAAAATCCATCTGACTTGATGAGTAATCTAACCATATGGTTCGTATGTGTTTGTTGCATGACTATAGCGCATGAAAATGAATGATCGCAAAAGGATCATTTCTGCTCAGGCCCGCCAGTTCTGGCGGGCTTTCGCCCGTGTCATGCAGGTGCATGAAAACCACTATACAAAGCGGGCAGGCGTGGCGGGGATACGAGCGCGCGCTGGCGGGGTTAGGTAAGGTTTCTAGATCTATGTCTCATTTTTGTAGCGGCCGATTAGTTACCTTACATTAAACATGTGTAATGGAGATGAACATGACATATCAAGTCGAAGCTGTCTGTCCTTGCTGCGGCGTCGTTGCAAGTGGTGATTTAAATAAAATTGACGAAGTATTTGGTTTTAGAACGGTGGAAGGTGAACGTCTGATCCCGCAATCATATTGTCGTAGATGTCGTAGTCTAAAATGCTCCCCAAATGACAAAAAATGCGGAGCATGAAGATGGCTATTTATTGCGTAACTTATGATTTGAAAGCTCCAGGCAGGAATTATGATGATGTTTTCACTTACCTCAAGCAGTTCGATTACTGCAAACATCTCGAATCGTTTTGGTTGATTGATACTACACTTTCAGCAGCGCAGTTGCGTGATGGGCTTAAAGCAAAAGTGGATGGTAATGATGTGCTATTCGTAGCTCGTTTGCAAAAATCTTGGGCATCATTGAATTATTCATGCTCTACATGGTTAAAGGATTCAAGGCGGAATTGGTGAATGAAGTAGGCCGCATGATTAGCGGCCTATTCCGATATATGTTTAAGGGTGGCTATATACCCTCTAAATTTAATTTGTAGGGTTCAAACTGTATTACATCTTCCTGCAACCAATCATTGAGTTCTTTTAGCCTTTTTTGTAGTGGAATTAGTTCATTTCTTACAAAGACGAGGCTAGCTTTCTCTATATCGCCAAAACCCCCAACATTACTCGGCATAATCCCCATCATCTGTGGGGGTACGCGGTGCGCTGCCATCATGTCATCCCGGCTGACGTTTTTGATATTCAGAAACTCATCCTTTGCCGCGACCTCTGACAGTGGGATGATCTGTATGCCGTCCTTTTTACCGTTAGGCGAGTACATAAACAGATTGCGGAAGTTGCCCGGTCCCTTGGCGCTTTTCATCGCATGGCGGATGTTATTCACATCCTCCTGGTTCTGCGCCGCGTCGGTCATGTACATGATAAATCCTGCGTGGCTGCCGTTGAGATAATACTTCCGGCGAAACAGGGTTGCGGATTCATTGAGCAGGGTTGACGGAATGGCCGAAAGATAACCTGGCAGCCCGTAGATTTCCTGGTTAATGTCAGGCTCCAGCAGATGAAAAATGCTTCCCGGCGTAAATTCATAGGGCTGGGTGGTCATGCCATATTGCACGAACCAGTAGGCGTCGAGGTCAACGCCGCGCCGCGTGTATTTCGCTAGGGTCGGCTCCAGTGACAGCACGCCACCGAGCCGGTTAGTGCGCTTTTCCAGGTAGGCATTGCCAAATACCAGGTAATCCTGCACAAAACGGGTAAAAGCCTGCTGGCTAAGCAGGCGATGCGGGATGTAGGTACTGCTGAGAATGTCACGCTTAACGGCAATCGGTGAGCTGTGATGCACGGCGGCGCGGTAGGTTCGTGACAGCCCGTCAAAGCTTACCGGCGGTTCGTACCAGCGATCCATCTGTATGCATTCCACATAATCCAGGAGTTCGCGGCGGTCCAGAACCGGAATAGGATCGCCGAAGCTGAATGCTTCAGCTGCTGCTCCGCCGCTGCTGCTGTGCTGAACGGTGTGAGCAACCGATGTGCGGCGGTTCTTACGTTTTCCCATCAAAAAATCTCCACGATGTTGCTGGTATTGGCGGCTTCGCCCTGCAGCGGTTCGTTAAACAATGCGTGCATGGTCGCCCAGGCTAAATCTGCGTGGCTGGCTTCCTCGCTGCGGCTGGCTTCATAGGTAGGGCGGTTGCCGCTGGCGGTGGTGGCCCGGCGGATAGCCATGAATGACTGCGCGATGTCGGTATGACCGGCGTCAAACTCAATGCGGCGGTGACTGATGATGTCGTACGCCTTGAGCACCAGGGCGTTTTTGACGTTGGGGTTATAGACGAACTCCCGGACGGCAGGGAAAAAGCCTTTGACGTTTTCATAGACGCCGTGACCGACGCCGGTAGAGTCAATGCCGATGTAGGTCACGTTGTATTGCAGGGTGAGCTGGCGGATGGCTTCTGCCTGCGCGCGGAAATCCATGCCGCGCCACTGGTGGCGCTCCAGTATGCGGAACTTGCCGCCGGGAACGGCAGGCGGGGCGATAACGACGCACCCGGCGCTGTCACCGTTCTGCGTGCCCTTCGCCGGGTCATATCCGATCCATACCTCGCCCCAGCCAAACGGACGCAGAGCCAGTGCCTGAAAATCTTCCCAGACCTCCCAGCTGTCCACCATGCAGGCCTGCAGGTCGGACAGCGGGAACACGGACGCGAGATCGTCAATAAACTCGCACATCAGCAGGTTCTGGTATTCGTCCGGGCTGTATTCCAGTCGCAACTGGTCGAGGTCGAACAGGTTACAGCCGCCGCGCACGGCATCTTCTACCGTCACGATCTGCCTGAACTGACCATCAGCACAAAGCAGGCCTGCCGCCAGCGCCGAGTGGGTCAGGTCGATATCCACACGGTCCGATTTTGAGCGACCACGGTTATACAGCGCACCAGACCAGAAGGGGTAGGCGCTGTGCGTCAGGCTGGACGGGGTGGAAAAATAGGTTTGCCGCCACTTTTTGTGCAGCGCCATACCGGAGGCAACTTTGCGCAGCTCCTGGAATTTCGGTATCCAGAAATATTCATCAAGGTACAGGTTGCCGTGGTAGCTCTGCGCGGTGCGGGCATTGGTCCCCAGAAAATACAGCGTGGCACCGTTCGGCAGGACCATCGGATCGCCTTTCAGCTCAACGTCTACCTCTTTGGCGAACTCAATGATGTAGCCTTTAAAGACATGCGCCTGGGCTTTACTGGCCGACAGGAAAATTTGGTTGCGACCAGTAACCAGGGCATCGATCAGTGCCTCACGCGCAAAATAATACGTTGCCCCGATTTGGCGGGACTTCAGCACGTTGCGGATACGATGTTTAATCCCTGCTTCCCACCAGTGGCGCTGATATTCGAACATGCCAGCGCGGAAAATCTCTTCCAGCTTTTCGATCTGTTCATCGCTGAACAGGTTTTTTTCAGGTGGTTTGCGGGGACCGCGGTTGCGATTTTTCACGTTCGGGTTTAAGTCGGCCTCGTTGCCGCCGTTGTTAAATTTCCCGATGCGGGCGTGGCGCTCGGACTGGCGCGCCAGCAGGTCGATCTCCTTAAAATCCTTCCCTTCTTTTTGCTCCTTCATGATCAGCTGGCAGTACCGCGCGGCGGTGGTGAGCTGCATCTGGTCAAGCGGACCATAGCTGCCCCATTTGTCGCGCTTTTTCCAGCTGTGAACGGTTGCGGCTTTCTCGCCCAGCATTTCTGCAATGCGGGCTATGCGGTATCCCTGAAAATACAGCAGTAGTGCCTGCCGACGGGGATCGAGGTCTGCGGGAGTCAATGTTGTGTTCATGGCACAAGACTACGGCCTTGACAGGAGCCTTTCCCCGGCTGGCTTTTGTGTGGTTTACCGCACAAGGTCTGCGCGTTGTTTCACCCCCTCCATCACAGCAACCATAAGGCCTCACTGAGTTATTTGATGGAGTCGCTCAAATGGCAGTTAAAGCAAAACGCTTCCGCATTGGTGTGGAAGGGGCAACAACCGACGGGCGCACCATTGAGCGCGCCTGGCTGGAGCAGATGGCGGCCAGTTATAACCCGCAAGTCTATACGGCGCTGATTAATCTGGAACATATCAAGGGCTACACCCCGGACAGTCCATTCCGCCGCTTCGGGACCGTGGATAAGCTGGAGGCCGAAGAAATTGCGGATGGCCCGCTGAAGGGGAAAATGGCCCTGTATGCGTGGATCACCCCGTCAGATGATCTGGTGGCGTATACCCGCAAGCTGCAAAAACTGTTCACCTCGATGGAGGTCAATACCAGTTTTGCTGATACCGGCAAAGCGTACCTGGTTGGCCTGGCAGCGACTGACGACCCGGCAAGCCTGGGTACAGAAATGTTGCAGTTTAGCGCCAGCGCCAAAAGCAACCCGCTGGCCGGGCGCAAACAAAGCCCGGAAAACCTCTTTACCGCCGCAGAAGAAACGCTGATCGAGTGGGAAGAGGTTCAGGACGATAAACCCTCCCTTTTTGCCCGCGTTACCGCGATGTTTGCCAAAAAATCGCAGACCGATGATGCGCGTTTTTCTGATGTGCATCGTGCTGTTGAGCTGGTCGCTACCGAGCAGCAGAGCCTGAGCGAACGCACCGATCAATCCCTGTCCGCGCAGGGTAAGCGCCTTGCTGCGCTGGAAACCTCCCTTCAGGAGCAGCAGACCGCCTTTGCGGAACTGGAGCAGCAACTGCAACAGGAAGACAGCCGCAAAGATTATCGCCAGCGTGCGCCGGGCGGTAACGCGCCAGCAGGCACCCTGACCAATTGCTGATGGAGCATAAGAACCAATGAAAAAGAAAACACGTTTTGCCTTTAACGCCTACCTGCAGCAGCTGGCGCGCCTGAATGGCGTAGAAGTTGAGGAGCTGTCCAGCAAGTTCACCGTGGAGCCGTCTGTGCAGCAGACGCTGGAAGACCAGATCCAGCAGTCCGCCGCATTCCTGACCATGATTAACATCATTGGGGTGACTGAGCAGTCAGGCCAGTTGCTGGGGCTGGGCGTCGGTAGCACCATTGCCGGGACCACTGACACGACCACGAAGGAGCGCGAACCAACCGATCCGACAGTCATGGTCGATGTTGAGTACAAGTGCGAGCAGACCAACTTTGATACGGTGCTGACCTACGCAAAACTTGATCTGTGGGCGAAATTCCAGGATTTCCAGGTGCGCATCCGTAACGCCATCGTCAAGCGCCAGGCGCTGGACCGCATCATGATCGGGTTCAACGGTGTGAAGCGTGCCAAAACCTCAAACCGTGTCGCTAACCCGCTGCTGCAGGACGTTAACAAAGGCTGGCTGCAGAAGGTCCGCGAAGATGCGGCAGATTGCGTAATGGGCAGCACCACGGCAGAAGATGGCACCACCACCGCAGACCCGGTGAAAGTCGGCAAAGGCGGTAAATATGCCAACCTGGATGCACTGGTGATGGATGCCGTCAATGAGCTGATTGACCCGATTTTCCAGGATGATGCTGATCTGGTCGTGATCTGTGGCCGCGAGCTGCTGTCCGACAAATATTTCCCGCTGGTCAATAAGGACCAAGAAAACAGCGAAAAGCTGGCCGCCGATTTGATTATCAGCCAGAAACGCATGGGTGGCCTGCAGGCCGTCCGCGCTCCGTCATTCCCGGCTAACGCCGTGCTGATCACCCGTCTGGATAACCTTTCCATCTACTGGCAGGAAGATACCCGCCGCCGTTCGGTCATTGATAACCCGAAACGCGATCGCATCGAAAACTTCGAATCTGTCAATGAGGCGTATGTGGTGGAGGATTACCGCTGCGTGGCACTGGTGGAAAACATCACTATCGGCGACTTCAGCGCCGGAGCAGGGGAGTAACGCATGAGCCTGAGTCCCGCACGGCAGCACCGCCTGCGCGTTCAGGCTGAACAGGCCGCCCGTCAGGGTGGCAGTGTTCGCCATGCGTCGGGGTATGACCTGATGCTGCTGCAGCTGGCGGAGGACCGCCGCCGCCTCAAGGGTGTGCAGTCCACCGTGAAAAAGGTACAAATCAAGGTGGAGCTGTTACCCAAATATACCGCCTGGGCGGATGGCGTACTGGCAGCCGGCGGAGCACAGCAGGATGACGTGCTGATGTTTCTGATGCTCTGGCGTATCGATGCCGGTGATTTTGCCGGTGGTCTGCAGATTGCCGCGCACGCGATCAAGCATGGCTGGGTGCTGCCGCAGGCACTGGGACGCCGCAACGTGCAGACCGTTGTTGCTGAAGAGCTGGCAGATCAGGCGGAGGCCGCGCAGCGCATGAAAGCTGATTTCCCTGCTGACGTGCTGCTGCAGGCGCTTTCACTGACGGATGCGCTGGATATGCCGGACCAGTCCCGCGCCCGACTGCATAAAGCCATCGCCGCCGTGATCAGCGAATCCCGCCCCGCAGCAGCCCTGAACCACTACACGTTTGCGCTGCAGCTCGATCCCCGCTGCGGCGTGAAAAAAGATAAAGAGCGGCTTGAGCGCCATTTGCGTAACAGCCACTGACGGAACGTGCCCCGCGCACGGGCGGCACGGGATGGCGACAGGCAGCGCCTTATCAAAATCCCGTTCACCGCCCACCTTTTCAGGAGAAAACCCGCATGAAGTTTGTTGCGCCAGAACAGGTGCCAGAGCAGGCGGAGGTCATCAAAAACACCCCATTCTGGCCCGATGTGGATTTGTCGGAGTTTCGCAGCGTGATGCGAACGGATGGCACGGTGACGTCGCCGCGTCTCGGGCAGCTTATCCGGTCTGCTATGTCGGAGGTCAACGCGGAGCTGTACGAATTCCGCAAGCGCCAGCAGTTGCTGGGATTCCAGACCCTGGCAGACGTACCGGCGGAAGTGCTGGACGGCAAAAGCGAGCGCATCCACCACTACCATAACGCCGTGTATTGCTGGGCGCGTGCGCAGGTGAATGAACGTTACCAGGACTATGACGCCACCGCATCCGGCGTCAAACGGGGTGATGAGCTGGCGGAGGCCAGCGGCGATCTGTGGCGTGATGCCCGCTGGGCGATTAGCCGGGTGCAGGATGCACCCCACTGTACGGTGGAGCTGATCTGATGAAAGTGCGTGCGTACCAGGGTGACACGGTGGATGCGCTTTGCTGGCGTCATTACGGGCGCACGCAGGGCGTCACAGAGCAGGTACTGCAGGCAAATCCGGGGCTGGCTGAGCATGGCCCTTTTTTACCTCACGGGATGCAGGTGGAGCTGCCGGATATTGCGACCACTACCACGGTGCAGACCGTCCAGTTATGGGACTGAATTATGACGCTTGAACGGATCAGCGCCTTTATTACGTACTGCATCGCTGTACTGCTGGCGTGGATGGGCGATTTATCGCTTAAAGATGCCTCTACGGTGGGCGGTGTGCTGATTGGTCTGCTGATGCTGGCGATCAACTGGTACTACAAACACAAAACCTATCAGCTGCTACGCGGCGGGAAGATAACCCGGGGGGAATATGAATCCTTCAATCGTTAAGCGCTGCCTGGTAGGTGCGGTGCTGGCCATCGCTGCCACGCTGCCCAATTTCCAGCAGCTCCATACCTCAGTGGACGGGCTGAAGCTGATTGCTGATTACGAGGGGTGCCGCCTGCAGCCGTACCAGTGCGACGCTGGCGTGTGGACCGATGGCATCGGTAACACGTCCGGTGTGGTGCCGGGGAAGACCATCACAGAGCGGCAGGCGGCGGGGAACTTCATCACCAACGTATTACGGGTTGAAACCGCGCTGGCGCGGTGTGTCCTGGTGAGCGTGCCGCAGTACGTTTATGACGCCCTGGTGTCGCTGGCGTTCAACGTCGGCACGGGCAATGCCTGCAGCTCAACCATGGTGAAGTTTATCAATCAGAAGCGCTGGCGCGATGCCTGCTATCAGCTGCCGCGCTGGGTATATGTCAAAGGCATATTTAATCAGGGTCTGGAAAACCGCCGCGGGCGGGAGCTGGCCTGGTGCTTAAAAGGAGCGTAACAAAATGAAGAAGAAACTTATCAGTGGGTTGCTTTCGGTGCTGTACGCGGCGCTGATGATTTTAAGTCTCTTTGTCCCCAACGGCATGGCCTCGGCGCTGGTCACCGCATTGACCTGGGTCGCCTGTTTGCTGGTCTGGGTGGTGGTGCTGCTTTGCCTGGCCGGGTGGTATGCAGGCGGCACTCATCGGGAAGAGGCAAGGCAGGCGCTGACGCGCTTTTTCAGTACGCCAGGAAACCAGGTGATCAGATGGGCCAGGCGTTCACTGCTTGTGATTTTTCTCGCCTTTACGGGCCACGTTGTCACCCTGGCATTTTATCTGCTGACGTTGGTCGCTCTTAAGGTTCTGCGTGCGCAGGTTGTTGATGCGGAGTCGGTGACGGTATGACGCGCGCGCTGGCGGTAATTCTTGCGCTCGTACTGGCGGCGCTGGGCTGGCAGTCATGGCGACTGAATGAGGCCAGCCACACCATCTTTCAGCAAGGCGGGGACCTGAAAACGGCGGGCGACAAACTGGCAAAAACGAACAGCCAGCTGATCGCCCTGTCCATCCTGTCCGAAACCAACAACCGGGAACAGGCGCGGCTTTACGCGGCGGCAGAAAGCACAAACGCGCTGCTGCGAAGCCGCCAGCGCCGGATTGAGGAGCTAAAACGTGAAAACGAGGATTTGCGCCGCTGGGCTGGTACTCCTTTGCCTCCTGACATTATCAGGATGCGCGAACGTCCGGCCCTCGCCGGAGGTGCAGCTTACCGTGAATGGTTGTCCCAGGGTGACGCAGTGCCGCCTGGAAAAGTCAGCGGCCAGCACTAACGGCGATTTACTGGCGGCACTGGTTGAGGCAGAGGCGGCCTGGTCGATCTGTGCTGACAAGGTGGACGCGATAATTTCCTGCCAGGAGCGAAACAGTGAACAAACCTCAGTCCTTACGCCTCGCCCTGAATAAAGCCGTGGCGTATGTCCGGGACAACCCGGACAAGCTGCATTTATTCGTAGATAACGGATCGGTAGTGGCGACCGGCGCAGCGTCGTTGTCCTGGGAGTATCGCTATACCCTTAACGTGGTGGTCGTTGATTTCAGCGGCGATCAGGGATTACTGATGGCTCCCGTGCTGGCCGGGCTGATGGAGAATCAGCCCGATGCTATCCATAACCCGGAACTGCGTGAAAAGCTGTTTACGTTTGAGGTCGATATCTTGCGCAATGATATTTGCGATATCAGCCTAAACCTGCAGCTGACAGAGCGCGTGATCGTCAGTGCTGACGGTGACGTGTCCCGCGTTGAAGCGGTGCCGGAACCGGACGAACCGGCCGAGATGTGGGCGGTGCGCCGTGGCTGAGCTGCAGGAAGTTGACGCCTGGTTAGATGCGCTGCTGGCGGGGCTGGAGCCTGCCGCACGTAAGCGCATGATGCGGGAGCTGGCGCAGCAGCTGCGCCGCAGCCAGCAGAAAAATATCCGGATGCAGCGTAACCCGGACGGGACATCATACGAACCACGGCGGGTAACAGCCCGAACGAAGCAGGGCCGCATCCGGCGGCAGATGTTTGCAAAACTCCGCACCGCAAAATACCTGAAAGCCGTCGCCAGCCCGGACTCTGCCAGCGTCGAGTTTGATAACAGGGTGCAACGCATCGCCCGTGTTCATCATTATGGCCTGCGTGATCGTGTCAGCCGCAGAGGGCCGGAGGTGAAGTATTCAGAGCGCCGGTTACTCGGCATCAATGACGAAGTGGAGGACATTACGCGCGATACATTTTTGCGCTGGCTGTCTGACTGATTTTGTGTCAGGGACGACACAATCCGCTGCGCTGCCTCACTCCCTCCGCGCGTGGCAATCTTGCCCTCATGAATACCCAATTAACCGAAATCATGCGCCTTATCACCAATCTGATCCGTACCGGCATTGTGACCGAGGTGGACCGGGACGGCTGGCTGTGCCGGGTGAAGACAGGCGACCTCGAAACCAACTGGATTAACTGGTTGACCTATCGTGCCGGGAAGTCGCGCACGTGGTGGTGCCCGTCGCCGGGAGAACAAGTGGTGCTGTTCAGTCTGGGCGGAAATCTGGAGACGGCTTTTGCGCTTCCGGCCATTTACTCCAATGCGTGCCCGCCGCCGTCCGATTCTGAAAGCGCGGACGTGACCGAATACGAGGATGGCGGCTGGTTCGAATACGACCCTGCCACCGGGCGCTGGATTATCCGGGGCGTTAAAGCCGTGCTGATTGAGTCGTCACAGCTGGTTTCCTGCAAAACAGGGGAGTTTGTGATCGAGGCTGAGACGACCCGTATTAACAGCAACGTGATCCTTAATGGCGATGTGACCCATGGCGGCGGGGAAATGACCTCAAACGGCATTGTAGCCGATAAGCATAAACACCCTGGCGACAGCGGCGGAACGACGGGAGGTCCATTTTGACGCTTTATATCGGGATGAACCGCGACACCGGCAAGACCATTACGGAAACGGATCACCTGCGTCAGTCCGTGCGGGATATTTTGCTGACCCCGCAGGGGAGCCGCCTTGCCCGCCGGGAATATGGCTCCCTGCTGTCCGCGCTGATTGACCAGCCGCAAAACCGGGCGCTGCGCCTGCAGATCATGTCTGCGGTGTATGTCGCGTTGCTGCGCTGGGAGCCGCGGCTGCAGCTCGACACCATCACGATTAACAGCAGCAGCATGGATGGTTCCATGGTGATTGAGCTGGCAGGCCAGCGCAATGACGGCGTGCCTGTGTCCCTTTCCGTATCGACAGGAGCAAGCAATGGCCGTTATTGACCTTTCCCAGCTGCCGCCGCCGCAAATTGTGGATGTGCCGGATTTTGAAACCCTGCTGACAGAGCGTAAGGCGGAGTTTATCGCGCTATATCCGGCAGAAGAACAGGAAGCTGTGGCCCGTACCTTAACGCTGGAATCGGAACCCATCGTAAAGACGTTGCAGGAAAATGTGTACCGGGAGTTGCTGCTGCGCCAGCGGATTAACGAGGCAGCGAAAGCTGTGATGGTGGCCTATTCCGGCGGGGATGATCTGGACAATTTAGGCGCGAATAACAACGTACAGCGCCGGGTGATTACGGCGCCGGACGACACCACCACGCCGCCCACGGAGGCGGTAAAGGAATCTGACGCGGATTATCGCCAGCGCATCCCGGCGGCCTTTGAGGGGATGAGTGTTGCCGGGCCGGTCGGTGCCTATGAATATCACGCGCTTAGCTCGGATGGTCGGGTGGCGGATGCGTCGGCGTTCAGCCCGTCACCGGCGGAAGTCGTGGTGACGATTCTGGCCCGCGACGGTGATGGCACTGCGCCTGATGACTTACTGCAGGTGGTCGGTGCGGCCCTGAATGATGAGGCCGTGCGCCCTGTGGCGGATCGGGTGAGCGTCCGCTCTGCTGAGATTGTCCGCTATGAAATCGACGCGGTTCTGTATGTCTATCCCGGTCCGGCAAAGGAACCCATTCTGGCGGCGGCGAAAGCACAGGGCGCGGCATACATCAACGAGCAGCGTCGCCTGGGGCGTGATGTGCGACTGTCCGCGATTTATGCCGCTCTGCATGTTCAGGGCGTCCAGCGCGTTGAGCTGATGAAGCCCCTGGCGGACATGGTGTTAGATAAAACGCAGGCGTCCTATTGCACCGATTTTAAAGCAGAAATTGGTGGCTCTGATGAGTAGCAGCCTGTTACCGCCGGGATCGTCCGCGCTGGAGCGAAGGCTGGCACAGGCATGTTCTGGCATCAGCGATTTAAACGTGCCGCTGCGCGACCTGTGGAATCCGTGGAAATGCCCCGTGAAATTTCTGCCCTATCTGGCGTGGGCATTCTCCGTAGATAGCTGGGATGAAAGCTGGAGCGAACAAGAGAAAAGAACGGCTGTCAGTGAGTCGTTCTGGCTCCATCAGCGAAAAGGGACAATAGCAGCAATCCGCTATGTAGTAGAAAAAATGGGTTATTCATTCTCAATCGCGGAGTGGTGGAAAGTGGCCGACCCGGCGGGGACATTCCGGCTTGAGGTCGATGTGAATGATATTGGTATCACATCCAGAATTCTCGATGAGTTAACCAGGCTAATTAACGATACAAAGCCTGTCAGTCGGCACATGGCGCAATTCAATATATCCGCAAAGGTAAAGGGAGATATCTGGACGGGCTCAACGCTGTGCAGCGGCGACATTATCAGTATTTATCCAGCCGATTTTGAGGCTGAAGACAATGTTACTTACAACGGCGTGATTTTTCACGACGGCAATTTTAATTACGGGTAAGACTATGGCCAGAATTCCAGAATCCTCATTGTGGGAAGAAGATATTGAGCTTATTTCCAGAAACGAGCGCGTTTCCGGAGGGTTGGACGGCGTGGCAAACCGGCCGCTGAAAAGTCTGGCAAATCGTACGCGCTACCTGAAAGAAGTCGCCGATACATCTGATGAGTTAATTAAAGAAAAAGTCAGTGCGGTGAAGACCTTCAAAGAAGGGGCTACGCTGGATTCACCTCGCGAGGAAATCCTGCATGGCGCCTACCGCCTGGTATGGACTGGGGTATTTCCTAAGAATGTCCCTGCGAATTCATCCCCGGACGAGACTGGCGGCGTAAGGGAAGGGGCGTGGGCATATACATCAGATGGTGCTCTTCGCTCAAGCCTGAAAACCAGAGACGGCACTAAATTAATTGCCACCCCTGGGAGTGGAGGAAACCTTTATGACTGGATAAACGGTCAGTTGCGCAGCCTGTTCTATTATCTGTCACCTGCAAAAATAGCGTCAGTTATTGGCGGAGTGGCAACAGATATAACGGAAGAACTTCAGGCCGCAATGAATGACGACAGAACTATCTGGTTGCCTGCGGGTTCATATTATGTCACGGGACCCGTTTACTCTTCCGCCAATTCGGGACTGGTAGGGCCGGGAGCCCGGTTAGCGTCGATAGATAATAGAGGGTACAGCCACCTGTTTATTATTGGTGAGGGTGGCTACCTCAGAGGATGGAAACCGTGGCGTGGGTTCTCAATAACCGCTTCTGGTAACAATACTGCCGACGCCTATGCATTTTATTATTCTGACAGGCAGGACGCGAACGGGGGCCCGGTTTATACAATCGCCCAGGTTTTCTCTGAAATTGAAATAAACGCCAATGGAAAACTGGGCGGCGGCTGGTATTTGCAGGACTGTTTCCGTGTTGTTATTCGTGACTGCGGCGCTACGGGATTATCTCAGCCGTTCCGTCTGGTGGGGAGCGTTGTTCAGACCACGATTGACAATTTTGTCCAGAATGGTGACGGCGCCAGGGCGATGACTGGTCGCACGTATACTTACGGGCTTACGACCGAGACAAAAACTTATGGTAACGGCTCTACATTCACACCAGAAGGTTTAAACGTTGTAAATACTCGGTTTGTAAAACAGGATATTGGCGTTCGAGTTGCAGGCGGCTTGTTCCTTGTTTTTGACGCAGTAGAGGCGGATTACAGCAAATATAGGGGATTCCAGTATGACGGCGGCAGCCAGGTATCATTTGATAACTGTTATGTTGGTGTGCAGTCGTACCGTGACGCCGATTTTGTTGGTTTCGATATCCCCGCCCGTGCTGCTGGCGTTGCCGAGGCAGTGAACATCCGGGGCTGTACTGTCAATATGTCAGAAAATACCCACGAATCAGCATCCTCATATAAATCTCTGGGGGTGAGGGTTGGTGATTCGCCTGTAGGGCAAAAAGGCGCACTGATTGACGGCTGTACGTTCAGAGGGGGCGGGTACGACGCGGGGATTTACGTATACCGCGGGTCCTCGGTATCAATTAACAATAACCGGTTCCAGTACTCAGGCGTGAATATCAGCGTTGCAGAGTGCACCAACCTCGTCATGATTGGCAATTCGGGTAATGGTGCCGGGAAATACCTTCTGAATTCGTCATCTCCCGTTGCAACGTGGACGTTACTGAATAATACGGAATCGTTTGAATCAGTAACAAACATTAACCCCGGCGGACTGGTTGCAAAAAATGCCGGTTACAGCTCAGCGACTCTGCGCAGAATAGAGCGAGTGAGCAGCCCGGTGAATGTCAGTGTTGCGCCCGGGGCTGTCTATCAGCACGCAGCGCCAGCGACAATTCCGCTGGCGGCCTCTGTTGAAGTCGGTGGCGCTATTCCTGCGGGTCTTTTGTTTAGCGCCGCGCCAGCATCCACATCGTTAATACGGGCTACATTCTTCAACCCGACGAGCGCAACTATAACGCTGAGCACCACGATTTATTTCGATATCACACACCCAAATTAAGGAGTCTAAATGAAGGTGATGACTGACAGAGTCTTTAAAGGCATTGAGGTAAAAAATGCCAGTGTTGTTGTCGGGGGGATACAAATCGATGACCAGCACACGACGGTAACATTTTCTGTGAGCTTTTTTGCAGGAGATTCTGATGAGCCATTCGACGGTGAAATCATGTCATTTCCTTATGGTACTGATTTCTCCAATAATCTGTTGGATGAGTGCTATAACTACCTGCTAAATATCGAAGGGTACCAACGAGATAGTTAGATTATATTCATGCGGAAATAAACTTCGGAGTTGTGACTTGCGATTGATTGCAGGCATCTCAGGAAATAAATATGAGCAAAATATTTAAATCACTAATAACAGTAGCAGGCCGGGAGAAAATCGCCGCTGCAATAGTTAACGGGGAACGGGTCGTTTTCGCTGAAATGTCCGTTGGAGATGGCGGAGGGAGTGCGACAATCCCAGGCGACGCGCAAACCTCATTAGTCAATGAGCGTTTCCGAACGCAGCTGAACAGCCTGAAGCTGTCCGATACCGAAAATATCATTATCGCAGAGATGATAATTCCTCCAGAAGTAGGTGGATTTACCATCAGAGAGGCCGCACTGTTTGATGATGCCGGTGTGTGCATGGCGGTTGCCAACGTCCCGGAAACCTATAAACCCGCCATGTCTGAAGGTTCAGGGCGTTTTACCATCCTCCGTATCTGGCTGGCGGTCAGCAGCACCGAAGCCGTTGAGCTTGTCGTTGATCCGGGAATTGTGCTGGCGACAGTCGAAGATGTGATTAATGCCGGTAATGAAATCAAAGATTACACCGATGAGCAACTGAGCAATCATGCAGGCTCGCGGGATCACCCGGATGCCACCCTGAACGAAAAGGGATTTACCCGGCTGAGTAACGACATTAACAGTGACGCCCAGGATAAAGCCGCCACCCCGCTGGCGGTAAGGCTGGCTGTTGAGGCTGCTATCACTGCCGCATGGGAGCTGGATAACCCCGTAGGAACGGTGAAGTTTTACGCGAAGAACGTAAACCCCAACGAGCGCTACCCGTGGACAGAATGGGTTTATACCGGAGAAGACAGGACTATCCGTATCGGTAAAGCCAGCGGTGCGAACGTCGGTACGACTGGCGGTAGCGATAATGTAACGCTACAGCAGGCTAACCTGCCAGTCGTTCAGATTAACGTCAAAGGCGAAACCAGCGAGTTACAGGAACAAGAGCTGACAACCAGGGATGCAGGGCGACATAAACACAGGGGCGGGATGCTCGCCCCGGGTGAAGTCTGGGATGATAATTATGTTGTTGGTTCGGATAATGACAGCCGCCGCACCCGAAATTACACGGATGAGGCGGGAGACCACGCTCATATTGTCGATTTACCTCCGCACAAACACACGACCAGCGGCAAAACCGATAACCTGGGTGAAGGAAGGGCGTTTAGCGTGGTGGAGGCCCACACCCTGCTTATGTGCTGGAGCCGCGTCGCTTGAATATCCCGATAAATCAGCCCCGATAAGGGGCTTTTTTTTGTCTGCATTTGTGCCATCCACGGTACAACGGGCATCAACGGCTTGCGATGAATGATTTCCCTACCATGGGTGAACCCCTAAACAGGAGATTCATTTCATGGCGCAAGACTATCACCACGGCGTGCGCGTTGTAGAAGTTAACGACGGCACCCGAACCATCACGACGGTGAGTACGGCGATTGTGGGCATGGTATGTACCGGCGATGATGCCGATGCGTCCGTGTTTCCCCTCAATAAGCCGGTACTGCTGACCGATGTACTGACCGCCAGCGGTAACGCGGGCGAGTCCGGCACGCTGGCCCGCTCACTGGACGCTATCGCAGACCAGGCAAAACCCGTCACCGTAGTGGTGCGCGTTGCCCAGGGCGAAACCGAAGCAGAAACCACCGCTAACATCATCGGCGGCGTGACCGCTGACGGTAAGAAAACCGGCATGAAGGCGCTACTTTCGGCGCAGTCGCAGCTGGGTGTGAAGCCGCGCATTCTCGGCGTGCCGGGGCATGATACGCAGGCCGTTTCTACTGAGCTGCTAAGTGTGGCGCAGAGCCTGCGGGCCTTTGCCTATATGTCGGCGTATGGCTGTAAAACAGTGGCAGAGGCGATCACCTACCGCGACAACTTTAGCCAGCGTGAAGGGATGCTGATCTGGCCTGATTTCATCAACTTTGACGCGGTGCTGCAGGCGGATGCGACCGCTTACGCCACCGCCCGGGCCCTGGGCCTGCGCGCCAAAATCGACGAGCAAACCGGCTGGCACAAAACCCTGTCTAACGTAGGCGTCAACGGCGTAACCGGCTTGTCCGCGGATGTGTTCTGGGATCTGCAGGACCCGGCAACCGATGCCGGACTGCTGAACCAGAATGACGTCACCACCTTGATCCGCAAGGATGGTTTCCGCTTCTGGGGTTCCCGCTGCCTGAGCGATGACCCGCTATTCCAGTTTGAGAACTACACCCGCACCGCGCAGGTGCTGGCTGACACCATGGCTGAGGGCCATATGTGGGCGGTAGATATGCCGCTTAACCCGTCGCTGGCCCGCGACATTATCGAAGGTATCCGCGCCAAAATGCGCAGCCTGGTAAATCAGGGCTACCTCATCGGCGGTGATTGCTGGATTGATGACAGCGTTAACGACAAAGACACCCTGAAAGCCGGGAAGCTCTGGATCGATTACGACTACACGCCAGTCCCGCCACTGGAAAACCTGATGCTGCGCCAGCGCATCACTGACCGTTACCTGGTGGATTTCACCACCCGCGTAAGCGCATAAGGGGTACCCATGGCATTACCACGTAAGTTAAAACACCTGAACATTTTCAACGCCGGTAACAGCTGGATGGGCATTGCTGAATCCGTCACCTTGCCGAAATTTTCCCGCAAGTTAGAGAACTATCGCGGCGGCGGCATGCCCGGTTCCGTCGGTATCGATCTGGGGCTGGATGATGGGGCACTGGATACGGAAATGACCATCGGCGGCACTGAGGCGCTGCTGTTCAAACAGATGGGCAAGGCCACGGTGGACGGGGTGCAGATGCGCTTCACCGGCTCTATCCAGCGTGATGACACCGGCGAGGTGCAGGCCGTTGAGCTGGTTGTACGCGGACGCCACAAAGAGGTGGATTCCGGCGAGTGGAAAACCGGCGAGAGCAACACCACCAAAGTCAGTAGCACCAACTCCTATGCGAAGCTGACAATTAACGGCGAAGTGCTCTATGAGGTCGATGTGATCAACATGATTGAAATTGTTGACGGCGTTGACCTGATGGAAGAGCACCGAAACGCCATCGGCCTTTAATGCAGCACTGGCGCGGACTTCCGCGTCAGCCACCCCATAACAGGAAAAGAACATGAGTGAGAAAACAGAAGCAACGGTGAAGCTGGATAGCCCGATAAAGCGCGGTGATACCACCATTACGGAAATTGTGCTGCGTAAACCGCAGTCCGGCGCACTGCGCGGAACGCGCCTTCAGGCGGTGATGGAAATGGACGTCGCCTCTATGATGACCGTGATCCCCCGCATCTCCACACCGACGCTGACCCCGCAGGAAATGGCTGACCTCGACCCGGCGGACCTTGCTGCGATGTCGATCGAGATTGTCCTTTTTTTGTTGCCGAAGTCGGCGTTTGCCGATTTGCCGACAGCCTGACGGTAGATGACCTGGTGGCGGATATCGCCACGATCTTTCACTGGCCGCCGTCCGTCACTGACGTTATGCCGCTTACAGAAGTGCTGGAGTGGCGGCACAGAGCGATAATGCGAAGCGGGGCCAGCGATGAGTGATAAAAACCTGCGTCTGCAGGTGGTTCTGAATGCGGTTGATAAACTCACCCGCCCTTTAAAAGTTGCGCAGGCTGGCTCTAAGGAGCTGGCCTCCGCCGTCCGGCAGACCCGTGAACAGCTTAAACGGTTGAACGATGCGGGGGGCCAGTTAAAATCATTCGATCAGCTGTCACAGAGCCTGAGCCGGACCAGTACAGAACTGGACCAGGCGCGGCTGCGTGCGCAGATGATGACCCGCGAAATGTCAGCCCTTGAATCCCCCACGAAAAAGCAGACGGCAGCGCTTGAAACGCAATGGCGGGCCGTGTCACGTCTGGAGCAAAAGCAGGGGCAGGAAACGCGGCAGATGGCGGCAGCCAGGGTGGAGCTGTACCGCCTCGGCATCTCTGCGGGCGGCGGTGCCCGTGAAACAGCCCGCATTACCCGCGAAACGGATCGCTATAACAAGCAGCTGGCAGAGCAGGAGCGACGCTTGCGGGACGTGGGCGAGCGCCAGCGCAAGCTGAATGCAGTCAGGGCCAAAGCGGACAAGATGCGAGACGTGCGTAACAGCCTGGCAGGGAACGGGGCCGGGATGATGGCCGCCGGGATGACAACGGGTGCGACACTGCGGGCACCCATTCGCGCCTACTCGGAATCAGAGAACGCCGCTAACCAACTGGCAGGCTCCATGATGGGGCCGGGCGGAAAGGTTGCGCCGGAGTTTGAGAAGCTAAACAAACTGGCGATCGCCCTGGGTGACCGGCTGCCCGGCACTACGGCAGACTTTCAAAACATGATGACCATGTTACGCCGCCAGGGTATGTCTGCGCAGGTCATCCTGGGCGGGCTGGGTGAGTCGGCGGCGTATCTCGGCGTGCAGCTGCAAATGGCACCGACGGATGCGGCAGAGTTTGCCGCGAAACTGCAGGACGCCACGCAGACCACCGAAAAAGACATGATGAGCCTGATGGACGTGATCCAGCGGGGTTATTACGCAGGGGTTGACCCTGGCAATATGCTCCAGGGTTTTTCAAAAATCAGCGCCGCGATGGACATTATCAAGCAGCAAGGCCTGGATGCCGCAAAAACCTTCGCCCCTCTGCTGGTTATGGCTGACCAGGCGTCAATGGCGGGGGAATCTGCAGGCAATGCATATCGCAAGATTTTTCAGGCCACGCTGAACAATAAAAAAATCAGTAAGGCAAATGATGAGCTGGCTGGAACGGGGATAAAGCTAAATTTTCAGAACAGTAAAGGCCAGTTTGCGGGGCTGGAAAACTTGTATAAGCAACTGGATAAGCTGAATAAAATTACCGACGATGGGAAAAAACAGGCTGTCAAAGCCGCTCTTTTTGGTGATGACGCGGAAACTCTGCAGGCGCTGAATATCATGATCACCAAAGGGATTGCGGGATACCGTGAAACTGCCGCCAAACTGGAGAACCAGGCAACCCTGCGCGAGCGTGTTGAGGCGTCCCTAAATACCCTGGGGAACAAATGGGAAGCCGCTGGCGGCTCGTTTACTAACGCCATGGCGAGCATTGGTGAAACTGTCGCGCCGGTACTGAAAAATATTGCGGACTGGCTGGGTAATCTGGCGTCCGCGCTGGATGGTTTTGTTAAACGGCATCCGCAATTGACGGCGGCGCTGTTTAAGATTGCGGCCGTGTTTGCCGTCGTTGCGACAGCTGCAGGTGTGGCGTCACTGGCTCTGGCATCTATTCTGGGGCCGATGGCGGTAGTGCGGGTAAGTGCTGGCATCCTCCAGCTTAAATTTGCTTCTGTGTTTGGTTTGGTCACAAAAGTCATCGGCGGTGCGGGCCAGGCGATCCTGTGGCTGGGCAGGTTGATGATGGCTAACCCCATTCTGGCGATAATTGGCCTGATTGCGATGGGGGCTATTTATATCTGGCAGAACTGGGAAACGCTGGGGCCAAAATTCAAAGCAATGTGGGATGCCATCTCATCCGGCGTGTCAGGGGCATGGGCTGTGATTAAGCAGACCATCAGCAGCAAATGGGATGAAATTCTGAGTGACGTTGCCGCGCTGCCCGCGAAGTTTAAAGAAGTGGGCGGGGCAATCATTGACGGCATCCTGAGCGGTATCAATGAGAAATGGGAGACGCTCAAGAGCAAGCTGGCATCGGTGAAAAGTTACCTGCCGGACTGGATGACCGGTGGCGACAAATCGCCAGGCTCCACCCCGCAAAAAAGCGCGGGAGGAATTTTTGCGGGGATGTATGACAGCGGCGGCTATATTCCACGCGGGCAGGTGGGCATTGCTGGCGAGAATGGCCCGGAGCTGATTAACGGTCCGGCATACGTGACCAGCCGCCGGAGGACGGCTGCGTTGGCGTCCGTTGTCGCCGGAATGATGGGAGGCGCACTGCCTGCAGGGGCCGCGCCGCTTCATCCAATGAGCCTGCCGGCAGCCTCCTATCGCCCGGCAGCGGAAAAACCGGCAGGTACGCAGCCGGTATTCCAGTTTGAAACCCAGGCACAAATTATTATCCAGGCGCAACCAGGGCAGAGTCCGCAGGATATTGCGCGGGAGGTTGCGCGCCAGCTTGATGAGCGCGAGCGCCGTATGAGGGCTAAGGCCCGCAGCAACTTCAGCGATCAAGGGGGGTACGACTCATGATGATGGTTTTTGGCTTGTTTGTTTTCCAACTGCGCACGGTGCCCTATCAGCAATTGCAGTATCAAAGGAACTGGCGGCATGTGACAAACAACCGCGTTAATCATCGTCCGACCACGCAGTTTCTGGGGCCGGATAACGATCAGCTGACGCTCTCCGGCGTCCTCATGCCGGAAGTGACCGGCGGCAGGTTGTCGTTGCTGGCGCTGGAGCTGATGGCGGAGCAGGGAAAGGCCTGGCCGCTAATCGAGGGCGGCGGGACTATCTACGGTATGTACGTGATTGAAAACCTGAGCCAGACGAAAACAGAGTTTTTCGCCAGCGGTGAAGCGAGAAAAATAGAGTTTTCGCTGGGGCTGAAACGTGTTGATGAGTCGCTGTCCGAAATGTTCGGCAGCCTGAGTGACCAGCTTAGCAGCCTGCAGGATTCCGCAGCGGCAGCGGTAGGGAATATCAAAACCACGGTAGGAGGGTTACTGCAGTGGGCGAGATGACTGATTTACTCAACCTCAGCAAGACCCCGGCCTTTCGCATCGTGATTGAGGGTAAGGATGCCACGCAGACGCTGGATAAGCGCCTGCTGGGTATGACGCTGACCGACAACCGCGGATTCGAAGCTGACCAGCTTGATCTGGAGCTGGACGATGCGGACGGTCTGGTAATTATGCCGCGTCGTGGCGCGGTGATTTCTCTGGCGCTGGGATGGAAAGGCGAGCCGCTGTTTTCAAAAGGGAAGTTTACCGTTGATGAGATCGAACATAGCGGCAGCCCGGACCGACTGACAATCCGTGCCCGCAGCGCTGATTTCAGGGAGACGCTAAATGTACGGCGTGAAAAGTCCTGGCACAAAACGACGGTGGGCGAGGTGGTGAAGGAGATTGCTACGCGGCACCGCCTGAAAACGGCGATCGGCAAAGATGTAGCGGAGCAGACGCTGGATCACCTGGACCAGACCAACGAAAGCGACGCCAGCTTTTTGATGAAGCTGGCGCGGCAGTATGGCGCGATTGCTTCGGTTAAGGACGGTAACCTGCTGTTTATCCGGCAGGGGCAGGGGAAAACGGCCAGCGGTAAAGCGCTGCCGGTCATCACTATTACCCGCCGGGATGGTGACAGTCATCGCTTCAGCCTGGCGGACAGGGGAGCGTATACCGGGGTTATAGCTCACTGGCTGCATACGCGGGAACCGGGAAAGAAAGAAACGGCTAAGGTGAAGCGCCGCCGGAAGACAACAAAAACCAAAGAGCCGGAAGCAAAGCAGGGGGATTACCTGATCGGGACGGATGAAAATGTGCTGGTTCTGAACCGGACCTATGCGAACCGCAGTAATGCGGAACGCGCAGCAAAAATGAACTGGGAGCGGCTGCAGCGCGGTGTGGCGTCATTTTCTCTGCAGCTGGCAGAAGGCCGCGCAGATCTCTATACGGAAATGCCCGTTAAGGTCATTGGTTTTAAACAACCCATTGATGATGCGGAATGGACTATCACAACGTTAACGCACACGGTCAACCCGGATAGCGGATTTACGACCAGCATCGAACTGGAAGTAAAAATAGACGATCTCAATATTGAATAATTGGTTCTCGATATTGATATTGTGTATTATTAACGCGACTTCAGAGGCGGCGGCGGAGAAACGGAAATGATGAATTGCCCAAAATGCGGACATGCAGCGCATACACGAAGTAGCTTTCGAGTAACAGACCAGACAAAAGAGCGTTATTGTCAGTGCCAGAACATCAATTGCGGTACTACATTTATTACTCACGAAACAGTAGTGAGGTTCATCATGACGCCCGGCGTAATTGATAATGCCCCGCCACATCCGGCAACAAGTGGGCAGGGGCATATGAACTTTTGAGCTTTTAACCTACAAATCAAAAAGGGTTTACGGAATAGGTTTGATAAAGCCTTGCCTGTAAGCCCGCGCTTCGTCAAATGTCATCTTGCTCGTTTTTTTACATTCAGCGCCGCCTGCATCTATCTCAAAACCTTGATCAAGTGAGACGTTGAGAAGCCTAATCTTCTTAATTGTTTCGGGTTTCCACTTATGCATTGATAGGTCAGTGCAAATACCTTCAAACATTGCATCAGCCGCATCAATGTGCAGCATCTGTTTGCTGTATTTGATCGAGAGTACGCCGCTTTCCAGGCTATGCGTCCTTGTGTCGAATACAGCAATTAGATTCTCAATAGAGTCCGGGATTTTGTCAGCGAAAGCGTTATATGAGGTCAAAAGAAGCAGCATCAAAAGAGATTTTTTCATATCGGTAGTCCTTTGCATGGATAAATGTCTGCCGCCATTTTGCCGCCACTGTACAAAAAAAAGGGGCTACGCTTTCACGTAACCCCTTGTTTTATTTGGTGGAGCTGGCGGGAGTTGAACCCGCGTCCGAAATTCCTACATCCTCGGCACTACATGCTTAGTCAGTCTTTACATTCGCTTGCCAGCTGCGGACAGACACGCCACTAACAAACTAGCCTGATTAGATTTAACGCTTCAACCCCAGGCAGGGCATCCACGCGATCTCTTTTGGGTTTGACCTCTCTTTGATCCCCGTCTTAAGAGCGGAAGCTAGGGAGAGAGGGCTCAGAGCAGGTTATTAAGCTGCTAAAGCGTAGTTTTCGTCGTTTGCGACTATTTTTTGCGGCTTTTTACGAGGCCAACCGCCCCTCGGCATGCACCTTGGGTTTCGCAAATCCCGTCGAATCCAGAATCAGCCCCAATGTGTAGGTCAAGTATAACAGATTTGTGAATGTCGTTACCAGCCCCATCACGCAGGATTATTTCAGCAGGGTGGACGAAAAATCAGCATCAACAAGGATATAGCGTAAGGGCCAGCGAGAGCTGGCCCTCGGGGAGGGGAAATTAACGTCCGGCGTGCTTCATAATACGCGCCTTGTCCAGCGCCCATTCACGATCTTTCAGGTCGGTACGCTTGTCGTGCTGTTTCTTACCTTTGGCGACGCCGATTTTCACTTTGCACCAGGCGTTCTTCCAGTACAGCGACAGGGCGACGACGGTGTAACCTTCGCGGTTAATGCGGCCGTACAGCGTGTCCAGCTCACGCTGGTTGAGCAGCAGCTTACGGGTGCGCGTCGGGTCGCAGACATAGTGGGTGGAAGCCACGGCCATGGGCGTAAAGTTGGCGCCGAACAGGAAGGCTTCGCCATCCTTCAGGATGACATAGCTATCGCCGATGTTGGCTTTGCCTGCACGCAGGGATTTGACTTCCCAGCCCTGCAGGGCGAGACCAGCCTCGTATTCATCTTCGATAAAGTATTCGTGACGGGCGCGTTTATTCAGCGCAATGGTGGCTGATCCAGGTTTGTGGGCTTTTTTCTTAGTCAT